AGCCAATTATAATAAAAGGTTAACATTACAATCATTATCGTATAAAAGTTAGTCACCCCCCGGTAGGAGGTGTTCGCTAATATGCGATTCATGTAATGTAAATATTTGTTTTTAATAATATATACTAAACCTTCTACCAGGACCTGTCCACATTCTGAAGGAATGCTTCGGGTTTGGGAGACTTATGCCAAAGGGGCATTTGTTGTAACTGTAATAGAACCAACAGCTGCTACAGCAGCTACGGCTCCAGCGGCAGTAGTGTTTCCATCTAATGGAACACTAATACCGGTAGTTGTTGCGTTAGTCCTAAAAATAGTGCAAGAAAGCACTGGTACCAAAATAGTACCTTGTTCATTTGTAACCAATGGGATGGACTCAACGTTAGAAACTGCAATTTTACCATTAAGTGTATTCTTGATGTTTGGGGAAAAAGAAGCAATGACAAAGAGAGCGAGACCAGCCACTTCGTTCACAGAAGAAACTCCTGATAAATCAATAGCAACTTCATTTCCAGTAGGGAATGAGGAAACGGAACGAACGTTGCGGATGTCACACATAGGGGGAGGGCCAATCATAAAGAAATAGTTGAAATCATCACCAGCTGCCTCAAATATTGGTGAAGTTTGTGTCCTATTACTGGTACGATTACGGCAACGAATATTAGTTCTAACGTCTCCAAGGACAGGAGTTTGATTAGAACCAACAACGTCACATCGTATACCACGATAATAAGGAGTACGAACTTCAAAAGCATTTGAAACTTGTTGGTGTTGTTGGAAAATAGGTTGGCCATAAGATTCTTGAACAGCAACATCTTGCTGATCAACGGGACTTTCGTCGAAAGAGAGATAAGAATCTGCTACTACATTAGGAGTATAAGGAATAAGTTTCAATTGAGAAGAACCATTATAGAAACGGTAAAGAAATGAAGCCATATACCAAGGGGTAGGAAGAACTTTGTCGGAAAAATTAGTACGCGAAATGGTTCTCGCTCCACTAACGGGGTCTTCAGTCATATGCCGTGTGCGCAAACCAATATAGTTTTCTTGCTGAGAAAGATCAGCAACCCAACCATAACGCTTCACAAATGCACGCAAAGACTTAAAGTACTCGCCAGTGGTTTGAGCAGTAACATCTCGTGATGTATGAGAAGGAACAAGAAGATTTTCATCCTCAGGAACAAAGACTGTTCCGATATCGGATTGAGCATAACGGGATTGAAAACCTGGTGCCAAGTTCATCACTGGTCTCGCGATTTGGTAATCTTCACCGCCACTGTGAGCAACATAGAATGTTACAGACCCAGCAACAGTGGGAGGATTAGACAAATCAACGAGAGAGTAAAGAGCTAGACAACCAGTCTTAGTATCTAATGTTTTAGCATCGGGTCCAGGATTATCAGTATTAGAAGTTCTTTTATAAGTTTCACGCCAATCAGTGTTACTAATGTAAGGAACAGAAACACGAAAAGTGGTTCTGCCCATTTCATCTTGTCTATCTTTTAAATTGCAAACAACATTATAATTTGTATTCAATAACTCACCAAGGGTTGCAGGAACGTCAGCAATATTTGTTTCCGGAAGGAAAACAACAGCAAATCTTCCTTGGTGGTAAGGAGTCTTAACTACCATAATATCATAATTAATAGTTCCACGCCAAAGTGTACCCATCATACTTAAATAGGAGAAACTTCCTAAATACATAGTCTGGCTATCTTCAGTGTTTCCATATTGATATTGAGATAGAGGAGAAACTTCCCATGCCGTAATGAGTTTTCGAGCAGAAAATAATGTTGTTGCAGCAGTCTGAGAATGAAAGAAATTTGGTCGCCCAAAAATGTATTCAAAACTCATCTCATCCTTGCTTTCAGGAATGAAGGAAGATCCATCAATTCCGTTGTCTTGGAGGAGAGCCAATGTTGTTGCATCATCATTACCCTCTGTGTGAATTAAAGTGTGGTTTGGTTTAAGAACAGCTTTACTTTGAGGTTGAATAGAAGTAGGCTTGGACCATCCAAAAGAGGCAGCAGTATTACCCACTGCTCGCGAAACCCATGCGACAGTTGACGCAAATCTTCCAAGAACCGGAATTCCTGAAAGAACATCTGCGACAGTTGTTACGCCACTTGCAACTTTGGACACAGGACCTGGTGTTGAAACCTCACCCGTATCCCTAGCAGCAACTGGTTGTACATCAGCTTGGGCAACGCGATATCCCTTAGACTCGAGGCGTTTAATTTCGTGTTTATCACGGGCAGAAGAAATAACGTCATTTTGGGTAGGAACAAAGAAATGGGGATTAACAAAGCGAGCAAAAACAGTATATTTTGCTGTTTCAGCAGCAAGAGGTCCTAGAAGAGTGGAAAAGACATAAAGAAAAGCAGAACCAAATTGGTTTTGAGAATTTCCAAGATCAAATAAATCATAAATATTAGCATAAGGGCAAATTAATTTAAGGGAATTACCTTCTTCAACACTAACAATTTTATAGGGGCAAGAAGTTTGGGAAGCAAGGAAACGAGTTCCTTTACGTCTGAAATCACCAGTCTGATCGTAATAAGGATTATAAACTAACATGAGAGCACCTTGCAAAAAGGGCTGAGCATTAATTTTGACTTCAATTTCGATGTCAGCTTTAAAATATTGGTAATTTTTCAATTTATCAACTACAAGGGGGGAATTCGTAAAAATATCTTGTGGGAAATTAAACTGTTGCAAATAATTTTTTGTGTCAGATGTATAATCAGAAGGAGCTAATTGAATTGGAATGGCAGCATCAGATGTTTTCCATTCAAAAGTCCCAAGATTAACAGGACGCTCAAGAATACTCATTATCTCGTGCCTGGTGGTGTCGTTCAAAGCCATTTGCGTAGCAGTAGATGGCATTGGAACAGCCTCAGCAGACATTTGAATATCAGTTAACAATTTTCCACGGGTCGAATCAACTATCGTATTTTGGTCATGGTCATACGATACGGAACCATTTGAATTTTCATTTGAAGTAGTAGCAATCATGTCATACGACAGGGGTAGATGATTATTCACCCTGAAGTCAGGAGCTGTATCACCAGAGCACAGCAACACTCTTTTAGAGGCAAGGAAATAGCAGTAGAAGAAAAAGTATCCTGTTTAAATTTTAAATCCAAGTTCACATTTCCGGGTCAAGGCCATAGGAGCTACCATAGAGGAACATATTCTGTTCGAGAGTACAAATCACGATTGTATTTGTACACCTCCATCTGCTCGTAGTAAGTGGGTACAGTAATTTGTAACCCAACCACTGCGAGTTCCTCTTGTATACGAGCACTCCAATACTCGTACACGCTTTGCGGATGGAGAGAGAGTTCCATAATCGTTTGATCACAATTTTCAATAGTCGCAGACTTGAGAGCTTTTCCGCGAACCCAATTCGTTATCTCAAGCACATTTTCCAAATCCATAGGAGCAAGAAAAGTGCCATCGGGTTGAATAGCGAATTTTCGTTTAAGAAAAGCAACATCTTCCAATGGTTTAAATGGAAGGATGTTTCCAGTCTTGGTTTCGTCAGTATATGTGAGACCAAAGGAAGCAAGAGCATCTGTCAAAGTGAGTTGATTAAACCAGTCAATTATTTCGACACTAACTGATTTTATATCGTCATCACCATAGATGATTTCAGCAACATGCTTCCTGTAGTCACACACAACAGGCAAACCCTGTTCTTTCTTAAGCATAAGATATGCAATTCGCATAACTATGCCATTGAACAATGAATTTATAATAACGGTGAGGGGATTTCCTGATGGTTGTGAGTGAGTCTTGCGAATCACTTCACCACGCACCATGATGTCAGCGTTGCAGATATGATC